GCTACATCGGCTGTTACAGTGACTGTATCACTTGCAGCATTACCAAGTGTAGTATTACCACTTACTGTTAAGTTTGTACTAACTGTTGCAGCACCTGTAAGAGCCAGTGTGCTACCATCAAAAGTTAAATTAGAACTGTCTTCTAGTTCTCCGCTTGTACCTGCTAGTACTACACGTCCTGAAGTTAAGTCTCCAATCGCAGCAGTGTCAGCAGATAATGTATCGATGTTGGCTGTTCCATCGATGTATAAATCTTTCCATTCTTGGGATGAGCTACCAAGGTCATAGGTATTGTCATCGTCAGGTATTATGTTTGAATCTACGTCAGCACCAAATACAACATTGTCTGCAGCAGAATCACCAAGAGTAAGTGTACCACCATTAAAAGTTGTTGTGCCTGTTACTGTAAGATTACCACCAACAGCTACGTTGCCTGTTGTGGTTATTGAATCTATGTATGCATCTTTGAAGTATAGTGAAGATGTTCCTAAGTCTACATCACTATCTGTTACGGGTAATAAAGCTCCGTCTTGCAGTCTTATTTGTTCTACTGCAGAAGAAGAAACCTGTACGTAGAATCCCCATCTGTTGTTTGTGTCGTCTACGACAATCTTGTTTAAAAAATCTAAGTCACCTATTTGTGGTATATTACCACCTTGCCCTGCTGTACCATCGTGTCTGTGTCCAGTAGAACTTGCACTACTTGAACTATAAGCAAATGCATTAACTAACTGATTATACTCATCATTAAATAACGCAGCAGTTATAGTATCCCCATCTGCAAACGAACTTTGTCGTGTATAAGTTTGTGCCATTTATTATCTCCTACCTGAAGGTACGTAATTTATATAAAGACCATTAATAGTATATGGTGCTTTTGTGTCTTCACTAATTACTGTAAAACTGTTACTATGTCCACTACCTTGTAGTGCGACTCTTATTAATGGATTCTCGGCTCCACCAAATACGTTTGTATTAAATAAAGCTTCTCCAAATATTGACGGAGGATCAATTACTCCTAAATCAAAAGGGTTTGGTGGTTGTGGTATATCAGTACTACCATAGTCAAATCTAACTTGTACATCAGGTTCTACAACACCTTCTGCACTTGCAGATAATTTTAAGTAATGTAAAGTTTTTAATGTTCCTAAGTCTCCGTAATCGTAATCTGGAGTTGCATAACGTGCTAAAATATTAGAACCATTAAAGTCATTACCGGAATCATGAACATAAACAAATCCGTCTGTATCACCATGATAGTAGTTTTCTACACCATTTTGATCAAAACCTGAACCTATTTCAGTAACTTCTATTCCTCTTGTTTCTGACCATTGAAATCCATCAGGTCTAAGAGTTCCTATTATACCTCTTTGTTCACTATTAGTTTTAGTAGTATCAGTATAAAATAATCTATATTGTGACTTTTCACGTAATACTAAACTAGTTATTATATAACTGTTTATACTTTCTGTCAAGTCTGTTACAAGTGGTTGAATTTGTTTACTAACAGTACCTAGCTCAACGTCACCAATTCTTGCTGTACCTGCTACTGTTCTTAATCCATCTGGTGCTAAGAATATTAAGTCACCACCAATCTCTTGCACACTGTATCCACTTAAACACCCTACGTTTTCGGTAATAGGATCAATACGAATACTAGAACTATCATTTATATTAACAAGCTTGTGTATACTGTTTTCTGCAAAGACTATTAAATCTTCACGGAAACCTTTGATGCCTTCTACTTGATCAGATATAGTTACGGAACCGGCACCAGTTCCTGTAAAGTTATTAGGGTCATTATAGACACTATAAAAAACTGTACTTAAATTATCTTCAACTCCTGCAGCTATTAAGTGATGGTCATGTATAGTAATATACTTAACATGCTTTGTGCCTGTAACTGTTATTTCTTCAGCAAAGAATGTTCTACTTGTAAGTGCTCCTGTGCCTTCCATACGGAAGCTATACAGTTTATTTGCACCATCAGCTATAATTACTTCACCATAATCATAGTCTGGTCCTTCAAATAAAACAAACTGGCATTGTCCTTGTCCAGTTCTTGTAAGTACACTACGTCCTGTAAAGGCTGTATGGTCATCACCACTACCTGATACTGAGCTTCTATTTATCTGTAACCAACTTGTACCTGTGTTACTAAAATAAATATTTGTACCAACTGTTACAATAACTCCATCAGCGTATGGAAACACACCAAGTATGGTTGCTGTACCTCCTGTAGGTTGTACTGCACTACCTCCTCCAAATTTAGCATATCCATTAATACGCCTATATCCACCTTCTGTAGATACTTCAAAGTTTCTAAGCTCTCTTGCTACACCGGGAGTTCTTAATAAGTCTATTGAGTTAGCAGACTTAACTAGCCCTCCATCACATGCAACAGTAAATGGTTGTGATGCTGCCATATTTTAAAAATAAATTCTGTCATCTCCCATATATTTTGGAGATGGATTAATTAAATTTGATTTCATGTTTCGCATACCTTTTTTATAATCATCCATAGCAAAGGCTGCTTGTTGCGGGCTTTCTTTAAACTGCCACACATAGTATCTAGCTTTCGCAGTTACCACATTAGAATATTGATCTGGTAAAACCATTGTATCTCCAAATGCAGATAAAGGTGTGGGAGCATTGTACGCATAAAAATGTACATTATATGCTTTATCAGGTATTGGACTTAATCCAAACTTACGATGATCTGGACTACGAATAACATATTTAGGTTGACCATATTGTTGTGTATCTGCATCGTCATTGTTTTCTGAATCTCTTAAATATCTAGTCCAATCATCTAATGTAATAAATTTTAAACCTTGTGAAACATAAGGAGCTGTTTCTCCACTTACATTTATTGTTGTTAAATAAAAATCATCCCAATCTACAGATGCATAATCAGTTGTAATACTAGAACTATCAGACTTTAATAAGTACCATCTAGTTCCTGCTGTAGTTGCTACAGTAACATTACCATAGAAAGGGTCTGTACCTCCACTTGCTGCAACTGCAAAGAAAGGTAATTGTGGTTCTTCATTAGCTATATCATTTAAAGCTTTGTTAATAGAATTCTTAACAAAACTTTGAATTCCTGTCGCACTAGCAAAAGTAGACGAAGTTAGTTCAATTTCGTTAAGTTCTCTAAGAACATCGTTTGTTAGTGTTAGGAATGTTGTTGCCATTATTTTTTATGTTTTTTTTGTACTGCAAAGTCTGCTGTTAGGCTTGCACCTTTATGTTTTACAAACTTACCAGTATGCTTCATTAATTTATATTCTTTACCATTTTTCATCCAATGGTATCCTTTTGGGGCTTTTACTTTCATATTAACAAGGTTTAGCTTTTTTCATTCCACCATCTTTATACATGGTTCTTTTACCACCACCATACGCTTTTGTTCTTGGTTTTTTATTTTTTTTTCCGTAATGCATAATATATCTCCAAAGTTAAAGGGTGTAAGGGGGAAGCGAACACCTGATTCCTTCCCCGCTTACGAATTGCTTAGTCTACTACGTAGAAAGCAGATACTAGAGCTTCAGGTCTAAGTACTTCCGCACCATAAACGTGAAGACCTCTTACTATATCACCAAATGAATCTGGGTCACGTAGAACCTCAGTATTAGTGATAGCTTGAGCAGTAGCTGTTGACGATATGTGTCCTGCTAATACTTTACCAGTAGCGTTAGACGTACTAGCAACATTATTAGATTTGTACATATCAAATCCACGTAACTTACCACTTGATACTAAACCATTTCTCAATGATCCTTGACCTGCGTTGAAGTCAACAGATAGAAGTTTAGAGTCAGCCTGTGAAAGTTCCTCGTAGAACGAAGGTGGTGCTAAGAACCATCTTCCTTCTTCAGGGATACTTTGGTCGTCTAACAATCTAGCCATTCTAGCCATAAGGTCTAGAGGATCAACGCCAGTTCCGTCAGAACCTAAAAGGTCTACTGAGTTTGTAGCGTGAGTCATTGTAGCATCAGCAGTTGAGCTGTCTGAACCAATAATATGGTCAGGTGAACTTGAAGATACACCTGCAAACATTTCAGCGATAACGCCTTCATCAAAAGCATCTCTCAATGCATAAGCAGCAGACGAACTGGCTACTTCTTTGAAGTTCACGTGAGACATTGAAGTTTCAATATCATCAACGATGAATTTAAAAGCGTTTGCTACGTCAACGACCATAGTTAATTCTTGGTCAGTTAACTTAGTTTGTGTTACATCAGCACCTCTTTCATATTGATAGACGGTGATTGTAGGTTCTTTAATGATTCTTACAGTATCTCCGAAAGCGGATATTTCTCCTGAGTAATCAGTGTTAGTGATTGCTTCTGCTACCGAAGCTTTTCTGAAAAAGTTTAAAACCTTTTTAGAATAGACTTTCGGTAAGAAGAAGGAGTTAGTTTGACCACTTACGGAATTACCAAAGTTACCATTAGTATCAGTCGATTGCTCAAATAAAGCATCAGATTGATTATATGCCATAATTATTCTCCTTGAATATTATTAACTTTGTTATTATATAACCCTGCCTTCTTCTACAGCTTTATCGATTTCTTTTTCAAGTCTATCGTATTCAGCCATAGGTAGGGCAGCGATTTCCTGTTGTGTCCAAATCTTCGGTTGTTTCTCATCTACTGTAGTTGTCTTTGTAGACACCATATCAGCAGCAGAACTTCTTTCCGATTTGTTTTGGCTTGGTTTTACAGGGGCTATACCGTTTTCCATTTTAAAAAGATCGATGGCTTTGCTTGCAAGAGATGCATTATTAGGATTATTATAAATCCAATCTTTTATCTCTTCGGGTTGAGACTCTGCCCAAGCATGAAACTGATCACTATTACGAAGGTCTTCAAAGTCTGGATGTTTTGTAATCAAGTCTTTTTCAGCTTCTCGTTTTAGTATTTCTGATTCACGCTCTTGTAAAGCATCTAGACGTTGTTGCAATGAAGCAACTTTATCTTCACTTTGTAAGTGAGCTACAGTTTCAACAACTTCATAAACATCAGGGTACTCAGCTTTAAATTGTTCTAACTCTTCAGCAGTTTTAGGAGCTTGATACTCCGGTCTATTTGCTGTAGCTTCAGCTATCAATTCTTGTTCTCTTTGTTTAAACTCAGAGAGCCTTGTATCATAATGTTTTTTCAAGTCATCATATCTTTTTTTGTAATTTGGTCTACTATAAGCTTTATCTTCTTCAACAGTCTCAGCTTGTACTGGTTCTGGTTCTGAAGGAGCTTGTGGTTTCTCAAAAAACAATCCTTCCGCAGTTTCTCCATGTTTTGGCATTACATCATCTGTATGCCAATCTTTCTTTTGATTATACGGGTTAGGAGTTGGTTCTACAGATTCTTCCTGTATATTTTCAACTTCTGCCATTTCTTTCTCCTTTTAGGGCTTGTGCTTACCTCAAGGTAGCCTATTCTAAAAACGTCTTTTTTAATTAGGGGCTTGATCTAACAAGGTAGCTAAAGGTTATAAATTCGGTAGGGGTTACTGACGTAAGTAGCCTACCATTGTTTTAGCTTCTAACATGCTTTTGATAAGGATCGAGCATCATGTTTTCTTTGACTGCTTTCCTGACAGGGTCTTCATCTTGCAATCGCATTTGTGAAGCACTATCAAGTGTAGTCTTAGTCACATTAATGTTTTGTTGTACTGGCTCTTGTGCAGTTGCCATTACTTCTTTTTCTTCTCTTATCGGTCCACCGTTATAAGCCATTCGTCTTTCATCTGCAGCAGCTTCTGCATCTTTCATCATAGACATTAAATTGTCTGCTCCGATTTCTTCAGTTGCTTTTGCAGTTATGACAAATTCCCCATCCGATAGCCTTGCAGGTATCGAATCGGACCTACCAGTTCCCGGACCTTCTACAGTTCCTGAACCAGTAAATTCTGTTGCACTCTCGACTACTTGATCGAAAATCTCGCTTAGTCTGTCGTCTTTCTCGAGAGCATCTATTAAATAATTCCTATCTTCATTTGACAATGTTTCCTCAACAACATAGTCTACATAATCTTCTTCCATCTCTTCGTCAGGAAGCATTGGTTGTTCTTGTTCCATTCCCATCAACATGTCCATCTGTTGATTCATTTCCCCACCTTCTTGTTTGGAGTTTCTTAACATTTTAAAATCGTTAGCATCAATTGATCCACTTCCATCAACATCTAATTTTTTTTGATTACCTACTAACTCTCCATCTTTCATAGCAGCCCTTCCACCTCTATCACCTCTACGTTTCGTATCTTTTAATAAAGGATCAATAGCTCCTCGTTCAGATAATTGTGCAAATCTACGTTTTAAATAATCTACTGAAACATCGACATTTTCTCTTTTAGCATTACGAATAATTGTATTAAAACTGTCCTTACGATTTTTTTCTGGTGCTCCCTCTTCGTACAAGCTTAATAAACTTAAATCAATACCATCATAAACTTTATTGTCCGCAAGTCTTTGTGCTTCTAATCTTGTAGGTAATTTTTGTGCCATTATATTTCTTCCTGTCTTTTTAAGGCTTCGTCAACCTTACTCTCCAACTGCTCTAGGTGTGCCAGAGAATTCAGCTTCCCCTGACTGCGGAACATTTCCAATTCCGATGTTGCCACCGCCAGTACCTGTAACTCCAAGTTCTTGAGGTGGTTGAGGTACTCCAGTAGCACCGCCCATTCCTTCTTGTTCTTGACCAGTGGTGCTAACTTCCGAGCCTGATTCTTGTCCAACATTATTTTGCATTCCTATTATTTGTGCCATGATAGCAGCCTCTTCCGGATCATTGAGTATTTCATCAGGATCAAGATCAAGACTGTAGGCAAGTTCACTAATTAATTTAGACATCTTAACAAATGGTGCAATAGCAGGATTCTGTGCAGTTTGTAAGAAAGTGGTTAGTCTTTGTGACCTTACTTCTTTCTGCATTAAACTATTTGTACCAGTTGCATTAACTTCTAAATCTCCTACAACTCCAAGCTTATCTTCTAAGAACTGCATATTCCATTGGAAGTATGCTTCTCCTAAAGGTTTAAGTAAGAAGTCATCTAAGTTCTTAATAACAGTTTTGATATTAAGACTTGCTGCACCTAATAACATAGACATTCCTGATGCAGTTCTTGTCATACTTTGTACTCCTGTTTGACCATGAGAGTAACTAGGTATGCCTGTCTGTTCATCAGCAAGCTGTCTAAACTTGTCAAACATCATCATGTTTTCAGTTGATGTGTTTGGAAACTTAACTCCGTGTATTGCCTGTCCGGGCATTCCTGCTTGTCTGCGGAATATCTTTCCGGGATACACTTCAAAACTTTGTCCACCTACTAAAGCAGATTCGTCAATGTCAAAAACTAATGAGCCAGATAATGCTAAGTTATCTATTGCCATTCTCGCATGACCATTCATAATCTGTTGTGAGTCATGCATATTTTCTGCTACACCAACACCAAAGAAACTATACGGGTTCTTTTCGTATGGAAAAGCATGATATGGTAATCTATATGGTGTAAAAGGATTTATTACTGCTCTAAGTATTTTACCATTACTAACCCAAATATTTGCTTGTAGTTCGTCAAGATCATCAATTTCATCTGATAACTCAACACCAACATCACGTAAGTAAGCAGCATCCATTACACCCCAATACTCTAATACTTCGTATTGTGGTAATGCATATTCATCTACATCTTCATCTCTAATTTGATCTTCGTAACTACGTTTTTCATAGTTACCACCCATTATTAAACATTCACGAATAGCATCTTTGTCAAAGTAAGGCATTTTACTTAATGCTCTAAATTGACTCCTGTTTAGTCTATGCCTATGGATTATGTATTCACATTCATCAATTGTTGTTGCAGATGGGTCTGGGAAGAAATCCCAAAGACTTACAAATTCTATTCTAGGTACTCGAACTTCTAAAGGATTATATGTTCTATTACCATCATCATCTTCATCCCATCTATGTAAAGTTTTATTAAAGTTAAATGGTCCTTTAATAATTCCTGTACCCAACATAGCTGCTTCAAACAAAGCACTACGTAATTCAGAAGCACCATTTGATTCTTCTATTTGATCATGAATTAACTTTTCCATTCTCCTTGCAGCTTTTTGTGCAGGACTAACTTCTAAGTCTTGTGGGTTTGCACTAGGTCCGGGAGTATAGTTACCTTCTTCTTTGGCTAGTTCTTCTAAAAATCTTTCTTGAAACTTACCATCAGAGAAAGTAGCACCGGGTTTTAAAACCTTCCCATCACCTTCATAGCCTACATCATATGGGCTTTCAACTTCATCTGGAGTTGCTTCAGCTTGGCTTGTTTCAATCCCCGGCACTGGATTTTGTGTATCTAAATGAGCTACAGCAACTTCGCCTTCAGGCATCTTTGTTTCTGATACTCCAATAGGAAACTTCCCTGTACCGAATATAACGTCAATTAGTTGACCGAATGCTGCAAGTACTTTAGTCTTTGTAACTTTTACAAATACTCTTGACTTTTCAGATTCTCTAAACTTAACTCGTTTTCCATAAAGCCCTCTAAAATTTTGATAGCCTGTAATCCATCTATCTTCGTGAGAACTTCTTGCATCTTCTGCAGCTTGAAATCTATTTTTAATAAGCCCTGCTAAGTTTAGCTTTTGATCTTCTTCTAAAGATAATTCTAATCCTTGTTCCCCTTCTACCTCTTCAACATAGATTGCATCAGCATCTAATAGTCCTGCGGGTTGTAAAGGTTTATTATCTTCTTCCATACTTAATATCCAAATGTTTCATCAACTGGTTTGTAAACTGATTCCCTATGATACTGACGAAGATTATCCATTGGATTATTTATTCTAGGTCTACTCATAATCAAATACCGCAGAGCATCATAAGCATGATCCGCAGCATGTGTATCTACATCTTCAGGATTACGTTTATCTAAAGGTATACTTTGTAATTCCTTTATCAAGTTTGGACACGTGTTAAATATTTGTAACTTCGGTCTTCCGCTTGGTTGTACTTTTAAATATTCGTGAATCTGAATTTTACCTTGTATTCTATTTTTATCTGCTCGTCTAAGTTTATGTCCTTGCTTAACGAGCGACTCTCCTACTGTTGGTCCAGTTGTACCAGTTCTTGCCCATGCCGCAGTATCTAATACACCAGAAACAGAAAAAGGGTCTTCCATTTCCATTTCTGTTATTATAGAGCCTAAATCCTCACCTGTCAAGCCTTTTCGGTACAATTCACGGTAAATGATGAGTGTTCCGTCTGTTCTATCTACTGCACCCCAGACACATGCACTTTCAGATGCATAGCCATAGTCAATACCTTTTACTCGTTCCCATGTTAAAGGAATTTGAAATGGAGTAACAATATGCATGTCAGGATCAAATTCTACAAAGGCAGCCCCTTCATTGATATCCCAATTACCTTCTAGTAGTTGTTTACGTTGTACAGGAGGTAAAGACATAAGCATAGTTTCATATACTCCGTCTTCAGATAAGTAAGGGTTATCAGTTAATCGTGCAGGAATAAACTTTCGTGTTAGTCCATCTCCTCCTATAAAAGATTCATTTGGAGCAAACGCATCTACATATCTTTTCTTTACCCAAGACGCACCAATACCACCGGGGTTAGCAGTACAACGTAGGTATGTTTTAATTTCAGGGTCTGTTGTTCTAAGACGTGAGGCTAGATAGTTCCAACCAAATTCTGTAGGTAAGTGTGTTATCTCATCAAAGCCAATCCATGAATATGCTTGTCCTTGATATCTGTATACATCAGCATCTCTCTCTAAGAAACCGAACTCTATCTTTGCTCCACTTGGAAAGTTCCATACCTTTTCAACTTCTCTGAACTTACATCCGGGAAATGCTTGTGGATAAAGTTCACGAGACTTGTCGATAAGTTCTCGTAACTCTGGCATAGACCTTCTAAGTATTAAGGCTCTGTGTGCTTTGCGATGTGCATACCTTAATGGATCAACTAACATAGCGTATGATTTACCACCACCGGCAGCACCACCATACAATACATCTTTCTCATCTGCAGCTAAGAACTCTGTCTGTGGTCCTTCGTTAGGATGAAAGACAACATTACCGCCTGCGTCTATCTCATCTTGAACAGCTTTAGGAAGAACATTTAATTCTTCTGGGGTTACTATCTTCCCCGATTTTGACGACTTTGACGGTTTATCTTCGAGTTTACCGAGGACATCAGTCGTCTGTCTAAGAGCTTTTCTCTTTGACTCAAGTTGCTTTTCAATCTTTTTAATTGCTTTTTGTTTCTTGGAGACTGCTCTCCTAGCTGCCTGTTTTGCTTTTTGCCCATGTGAATAAAAATATTTTGATTTACTTCCTTTAGGTCTACCTCCCTTTTTACGAGGTGTACCATCATTCTTTAGTATAAAGCTTCCCTCAGAATCTGTCAAGTAAAGATGCGGGTTCTGTTCCCAATCTTTCAAGTCGTTGTTGTCGTTTTCCATATTTTTTATCTATGTGTTTCTTTAAACCTGCAGGTGTAATACTGCGATGAGTTTTAAATTCTATCCAGTCACAAGCATCTCGCAAGCTTATAGACTCACCTGCTACTAAATCTTCAGCAACTTCCAATGCTTCTAACTGTTCAGGTACGGGTTTAAAGTAACCATCAATTTCACTTGTTTCGTATCCAAACGGAATAGTAGATGTTTTTCTTTTTATATATCCTTCTTTCATAACTGATTGTGTTGCCTACGTGCTAATTTATTTTCCCAATCTTCAATAGCTTTAGCAATACTTTCTTCTGCAAGAACAGAACAATGTAACTTTATAGGCGGTAACTCTAAAGCTTCGGCAATGTCTTTGTCTTTAATTTCTTTCGCTTCTTGTACTGTTTTACCTTTGAGCATATCTACAAATAAAGTTGAGGATGCTATTGCACTTCCACAGCCATATGTTTTAAACTTAACATCTTCTATGATATTCCCGTCTAGTTTAAGTTGTAGTCTCATAACATCTCCACATGCGGGAGCACCGGTCATACCTGTAGCAACATTAGGATCAGTAGGATCAAATCTCCCTACTGCATGTTTCTCAGGTTCGTTGAGTACACTTTCAAATCTATCTATTACTTGTTGTGAATATGCCATTACTTTTTAAATATACGATCCCAATTATCATCAAATTGTTGTCTAGACACTGATTGTTTTCTAGGTCTTGAACCTTTTCCAATACGACCACCATTCTTCTTATTTGTCATAAGAACTGGCTTTTCATTACTTCCTATTTGTGGCATCTTACCATTTAACCTTATCAGCCCAATAAGCTGCTGACATTTTTCCTTTAGCGATATTCTTTCTGTGTCTAGCCTTAAAGCTTTTACGCTTTGCTTTCATTCTAGCAGACTCACCTGCTTTAGGCTTACCTGCAGTCTTTGCACCTTTCTGTCCAAACCTTATAGTTTTAATCTTTGAACCTTCTTTCGCCACAACTATATGTGACTTCTTTGGATGATTCGGAGTACGTTTAGGTTTGTTGTAGCCAGATACTCCTGCTCTTTTTAAACGTGGGTCTTTAGCTTTACCACCTTTCTTATATTCTTCTCTCATCGTTTCTTTCCTTTGTGTAGCCCATGTCTAGCATGTTGCTTACCTTTCTTAGTAGCTGCTCTTTTCTTTTTATTAGCTGCTGCTAGTTTCTTTCTGCCTTTTGCAGTTGATTTAAGTTTCTTTATAGTAGCTGCAGGTGCGTAGACTTCTCCAGTTTCTGAAGACTTCTTACCACTAGCAGTTCTCCACTTCTGTTTAGTCCAACGCTTTAAAGACTTCTGAGACTTCTTAAGTGCCATTACTTATAGCCTCCACCTTTAGCTTTATATTCTTTAGCAAGCATCTGTGCCTTTCTAGCACTCCATTGTCCGGGTTTACCGCCTTTACTTCCTGCTTTAATCTTTTCAAAAAGCCTCTTACGCATGGTAGGCTTGGTGTAGTTACCTGCTTTGTTTACTGTACTTTTCTTTTTCTTTGTTGTTTTTTTTCTTGGCATTATTCCTCTTCATCATCATTGTCTGCCATGCTATATTGTTGGCTTCCAGTTTCTTCATACTCTATGTCCTGTGCTTCTACTTCAATAGGTGCTTTCTCAGGAAGTATAAAGATACCTCCTCCAGTTGAATGAGTTACATCTAACTTATCACTTTTAGATACACCAACACGATCAAGAATCGTTTGGGCAGCAGTCAGCTTATTGCTGACCTGTGGTATAGGCGCATCACTATTCATGATATCTACAAGCTTAAAAGCTGCAGCAGGGGCAGAACGAGCTAATACGTCCGAGGCTAATTCAATCACTTCATGTCTAAGACTTTTTATAACTTGATGATAGTTGCCTGAGTATCCTGCAAGCTCGGCTGCTTTCTTCGGATCACCTCCTGTCTGGATCAAATTGTCCAGAAAAGACTGTTGTTTCTCCGTAAGAACCTTATTCTTTTTCTCTGTAGTTTGTGGAAGGTAACTCATAGCCTTTATTATAGGTCTAGTATACGATATTGTCAAGATATAAAAATACTAAAAAGGTCTTGACAAAAGGAATAATTATCTGTACAATGATATAGTACCCCGGGGGAAGTTAGTATATATAATATATAGTGAGGGCTATTAAATCTTGTCTAGTGTACCGCTAAGGACCTGTCTAGTAAACATCCATTTCTTCTAAAAATGTATATGATTGCTATATATATGGGTGGTGTACCCCCGTGCATCCTGCCCTCCCCTATGCACTAAACTAGGGCACAACAGAACTAAGCAAAGACTATCCTAGTTGTACAAAATTTATACAGCCCTCTCTAGTCAACTCAAATAAAACTAAACAGAACTAACCAGAACTAAACAAAGTTTTAGCTGTGCCCTTGTCTAGTAAATGAAGAACCCTGTTAAGTTATGTCTAGTATTCATTAAAATAAACTAAGCAAGGACTAAACAAAACTCCACAAAATCAACACGTTAGAGGTTTATTTACTAGCCATCCTTTTACGACCTTATTAGATATAAATATCATTGCTCTATGGGCTTGTATTTAGCTTGTAGGGCTATCCTTTTAATAGGTTCTTTTATAGGTTCTTTTTACCGGTGAAACCGCCTCAAAAATTATTTTCATAAATGGTATTGTGTTTTCTTTCAATGAGAGTATAGTAGCTTCTTATGTATATAGAACACGTTATAAAAAATAGAAAGGGCGTTAGCTATATTCATACTTTTATTAATCAATATAGGAAAATATAAAAATGAGTAAATATGTTAAAACTGTAACCATCAACTATGAGAAAGCTGAGGGCAAATATCAAAAGGGGCAACTAGGTAAAGATAAAAATAATAATCTTTATAGGTTGCAAGGAGTCAACGCAAAGACCGGAGAAAATGTTTGGCTTAGAGTTTCAAGCTTTGATCATGTCAATCAGAAACATGAAGCACCTTTCAAGGATGAAACCAAATGCAGAGCCGCCGCAAGAAAAGCAAAACGATTTGTTAGGGGCACAGTTAAAGCACCTCGACCATCTAGCCGATTTGATTGGGGCAAGGCTTCAGATGGTGTGTTTTATAACAATTTCCAACAGTCTGAGGGCTACGGAAGAATTAGAGGTTAAATATGGAAAAAGTAATTATTAAAGTTGATTTTGATTTAGTTTTAAATACAGCATCTAAAATTAAAGATGAATTTAACAAAGATGAGAAAGAATGGTTAATTGAAATATTAAAAAAGGAGATATAAAAAAAATAATCCTGAGCAAGATTTAAAACTGCTCATTTTATTCTGTATATGGAATTAACCATACTGACGAGCGTCTTAACGGACATGCGAAACAGAAAAATATAGGAGAAAAGAAAATGTTTGATACATTAGATCAAATAGTAGATAATTATTATTTAAATGCAGAAATGCCAAATTATGAGGAGTAACAAAGATGATTAAAATTATAGAAAAAGCAACGTATAAACTGGATAAAGTTTTATTAGTGGATTTATTAGAGGATTATTTTATTGATGAAACTGATGATATATTTGATGAGCATTATAATGGCGGATATGCTATATATACTCATTCTGAATTTGATGGATGGACTAAACAGGAATATTTTAAATATGAAGGAGAGACATACAGCAATAAAGGGTGGGTTGATGTTTATGATAATATAGCGTTACCCAGATTTAAAGATTATTGTTTAGCAATGTTGAGTGAAATGGAGAATTAAAGATGATTAAATTAAGTAAAGCTAGTAAAATGCCTTGCAGGTCGTGGAGTCTTCAAGCGATAGACACTTGCCCCGCTTCGATTGGTTCAGATGGTGAATTAGTCGATGCTTGTA